AGTACTGTATTGCCACTGTGGTAAATTGCAAAATCATTACCTGTACCGAATCGAAGTTGTTTCGCTTCCGCAAAATCGAAAACAGCTCCTGTCATCGCCATGCTTCCAGTTATGGTCCCACCTGCTAAAGGTAAATAAGCCGATAGATCAACGGCAGCCCAAGTTAAACCTCCTGTATTCCCACTTTGAGCAGATAAGAAGTGACCATTAGTTGGTGCATTAGATACTTTTAAATTAGCTTCATCAACTATATCATCTGCAATAGTTAAAGCACCACTACCTGTTACTTCACCAGTATGAGTAGCGTTAGTAACCTTTGCTGTATTAGCTGCTATTTCTGTATTAATAGAATTAGCTAATTTAGCTGCAGTAACTGCGTCATCAGCTATCTTAGCTGTTGATATTGCATTATTATCTATTGTCCATGCTTCAGTACCGCCTACACCACCTGCATTAGCAACTGTTACATCACCTTTATCACCATTAGTAAGACCAGTACCGTCTTGACCTGCAGCACCTGTATTTCCTGTTGCTCCTCTAGGTATAGTGAATTTAAAACTAGCAGCTGAAGTTGAACCTTCATTAGTTACACTAGCACTTGAACCAGCAGCTCCAGTAACAACAGAATCAATACCTACTGTAGCTGCAGTACCAGCTGGACCTTGATTACCTTGATCACCTTGAGGACCAGTATTACCAGTTGCTCCTCTAGGTATAGTAAAGTTGAAAGTAGCAGCTGAAGAATTCCCACTATTAGTTACTGAGGCACTAGTTCCAGCATTACCTGTAGTAGTTGAACCTACTGCTACAGTAGCTGCTGCACCAGTATCACCTTTATCTCCAGTTCTAGCAAATGTAATAACTATATTTTCATTATTACTAAAAGTTGCATCTCCTGATACATAAGCACAAGTTACTTTATGATAACCAGTGGCTTCTGTATTTGTTCCTGAAATAGTATATAAACGGAAGTTATCAGGATCTGCTTCTTCACTAATTCTAAAATGACCTTTTATAGTAGATGTAGAGTCATCTATTGTTCTTAGATAAGTTTGTATATCAGTACTATTCTTATCTGTATCATCAATATATAATACTGTAGCACTTTGAGGTGCAGCATTATTTAAAGCTAATTTACCGGCACCCGGATCAGCGTCACTGGTAGAAGTATTGAATTGATATTCAAATGTAGCACCACCAAATGCACCTGTCTGTCCAATTGGTCCAGTAGCACCTTGGATACCTTGTATACCTTGATCGCCTTGGTTTCCTTGTGGACCTGTGTTTCCTGTTGCACCTCTAGGTACAGTAAAGTTAAATGTAGCTGCAGATGAACTACCAGCATTAGTTACTGAAGCACTACTTCCAGCACTACCAGTTGTAGTAGTTCCTACAGCTATCGTAGCTGCAGTACCTTGATTACCTTGATCACCTTGTGGACCTTGAGAACCAGTTGCACCTGTATCTCCTCTAGGTATAGTAAAGTTGAATGTAGCTGCACTAGTAGATCCAGCATTACTTACTGAAGCACTACTACCTGCAGTACCTGTACTTGTACTTCCTACTGCTACTGTAGCCGCTGCACCTGCTGAACCTGTAGTACCTTGTTGCCCTTGTTGCCCTTGTGGACCTACTAAGTTTGTATAAGTATTAGGCCAACTACCTGATGCTTTAGGACCGTATAAACGATTATTATTTGTATCTATCCACCAGTCGCCATCATTACCACCACTAGGTGCACTAGTACCACTTCTTACAAGTGTACCTGTTGCACCTGTTGCACCAGTATTACCTTGAATACCCTGAGTACCCTGAGTACCTTGAGGACCAGTTCCACCTTGAATACCTTGAGTACCTTGTGGACCAGTATCTCCAGTATCTCCTTTAGCACCAGTAGCACCAGTTGGTCCTGCTGGACCTTGACTACCAGTTGAACCTTGACTACCAGTTGAACCTATAAGAGTAGTAGCTGATCCCCAGACACCATTAGTCTTAGGACCATAGATATTATCATTAGTTGTATCTATATAAACATCACCTTCTTTTCCTAGTCCTTGACCCGGAACACCTGCACCATTAATAACTACTTCTTTATTCTTTGGATTAGCTGTATCACTAACTTCCTGATTTACATAGTTACTTTGGTCTTGGTTATTATTAAGATCTGATGCTTTAATAGAAGATCCAGCTGCAAATACTGCCTTAGCTGTATCTACATCTGTGTCTCTATAGAATAGTATCTTAACACCTGTCTTAGGAGCACCTGTACTTTCCTGAGTGTTTGTCTCTAGTGTAGTAGGAGAACCACCTAAAGCAACGAATTGAATAGAAGTAGCTGTTGGAAATGTATATTTAGTTGTAGCTAAGGTTGCACCATTTAAGGAAACCTTTACATCTTCAGTTTTTAAATAGGGAAAGGTAAAGGTTAGCTGAGCTTGTCCAGCTATACCCTTCGAACCATCCCCTGTATATTCTTTTGTTGTGATAGCCATTTGTTATTTATATATTGAAAGGATGGATTGGGTGTTTATTTGTACATTGCTATTAAATTTTCTGTATCTTTAGTCTTCTTCCTACGTTCTAATGTTTTAATGTCTTCTTCACGTATTAAATCTGTTATTATATCGTCTTGTCTGATATTTAACCAAGCTTGTCGTCTTGTCTTATCAAACATTCTACCAATAATTATATTATGGTAATAGTCTCCGGGTTCGTAATCTCCTCTTTTACCACTTCTAATATCTTTCTGCATTTCTGCAATAGAAGCAAGTATTTTTTTATTTTTAGCTAGTTTATTTAATTCATGCTCCATATTCTGTTCACCAATAGCTTTGCTAAACATTGATCTTATTACTGGTGAATTAGTTAAATTATATCCATCAGGTGAATAATATAATGAAGCTCTTAAATCATAACCACTATTAAAAAGTAACTGTCTACCGGGACTAGATTCTAAATTAAAGTGAACAGGCATTAAAGCATTCCACATTCTAGTCATAGGATCATGATCTTTAATTGGCTTACCATTTAATAAATCATATTTGATTGGAAGTTCTTGTTCAGCTATATGTTCAGTAATTAAGTTTCTATTTCTTATAGCATCTATTATACCAGAATTTAATTCTCTAGTATAAGGAGTAAGTACTTTACCAATTTCATTTCTTAATCCAGCTAACGGTATTTGATTGTTAAGTAAACCAGCTAATATTCTAGCAGATTGTCCGGGTCTACCACTAAATAAATCTACAAATTGCTGTAATCCAGCTAAATAAGATTTACTAGTTATAGATGTAGCTATTACTAATGCAACTTTTTGTAGTTCTCTTTCTGTCCATTCTTCACCCATTAATTGACTAGCATCACCAATATTGGCAACAGTTTTCATTATTTGGCTCCAAGGTTCAATAGATTCATACCCTACACAAACATTTCCAAAACAAATCTGTCCAGTCTTATAACCACCATCTATCCAAGCTTGTTTCTTCTGTCTATCCATTGGACCGTCTCCAGTCATCTTACCACTTAACCATGCCCATGATGCCATACTAATGACAGCGGAACCCATAGCAAGTCTACCTGTTTGCAATGCCTTAGCATTAGCAAGTTCCTCTACACTAGTTATACCATACTTAACTAAATTCGGTATATCAGCTTTAGTTGCCATAGCAACATCATTGAATTCTTTAACTAAAAAGTTAAAACCCGGTGTATGTTTAGCAGTTAACTGTAATCCATTGATACCAGTTCTAGCAAATAAGAAGAAGGGTTTAGCCCATGGATTAGCTTGGAATACTTGGTTTAATCCAGATACAAATCCAGTTAATTCTTGAGTAAGTGTTACTTCTTGACGAGCAAATTTAGTAGCTTTATCAGTTATATTACCATTAGAATCAAAAATTTCTCTATAGAAATCTTCTTCAAATACTTTAATAAGATCTGGAGTTATTTCTGTATAAGCAGTAAGTACACCTTTCGACTTAGCATCTAGAGCAGATCTTAAAGCTTTCTCTCTCATCTTAGCTCTACCTAAAAGATATGCAAAAGTATCATCCATAGCAGCCATGATTCTAGTACCACCACTAAAGAAACTATTATCATTAATAGCTCTAGCCATATTAGCCATATTAAAAGCTATCTTATCTCCTACTGTAGCTCTACCTGAATCTTCTACCCACTTTCTCATTAACTCCCAGTTTCCATCACCTCTATTAAATTCAGCAAATCTTGATTTGATTGTAGAAAGATCTCCTTTCCAATATGAATTTAATCTAGATTTAAACAAATCAAACGCTTCTGGTATAGTTTCCATCATAGCATTGAGTGATGCTAATCCAGCTCTTATAGTTGTTGAATCTCCATCAAAAGGATATCTAAGAGTAGCTCCTAGTGTTGTAGCAAAAGGTCTAGTAAAGGTTGCGATTGAAGTACCCATTAAAGCCCTTATAGGTGTTTTAGGACCACTTAGTATACTATTTACCATCATACCTTCTAATTCTTTTATCAATACACCAGTCTGTTTCTTACCACCAATCTCTCCTCCTTTGATTACTTTTCTAGCCCATGCATCAAAGTCATCTAAGTTATTGACTTCTTTCATTTGGGAGAAAGCTTCAAATAGAGCATTTAATAAACCTTCATCTGGATCGTCTTTAGCTATTTGCAATATGGACATAATAGAATCTCTAGTATCTGCCATATCTTTAGCTAAAGTTTCTTGTAAGAATCTTTGTTTACCAGCTCCTAATTCTCTAAAGTTTTGAGATTTAACAATCCTAGCTCTTTTAGCTTCAGTCAAAGCAGTCAGCATAGTATCCATAATCTGATCAGCAGGACCATCAATATCCATTAGATCTGCAAAATCAGCTATCTCTCTACCCGCAATACCTAAATCTCTTAATTGCCTTAGCAATGAACCAACTACTAAATCTACTACTACTACATTCTTACTAGTAATAGTAACTATTTCATCTGGTGTTCCTTTGCTATATACATCAGAACTTTCAAAGATTTCCATTAGGTACTCTTCAGCTGTCATATCAACTGCATTTCTACCTTGAGTAATACGTTGATGAGCTGCAATAGAATCACCAAAGACATCAACTAATCTTTGTCTACTAGCTTTAACATCCTCTACAATTTTCTGATACTTCTCACTAGATGTATATTTCTTTAATACATCTTCTACCATCTCTTCGCTGATGTCAGCTTCTCTACCTATACGTTCTCTTTGAATAGGTGTAGTTACAGAAGCTGTTGATCCATCTTCAGCCCCCCATTCATTTCTTATTCTTTTCTGTTGTTCCCAAACCACAAAAGGATCTTCTTGTGATATATGAGCAGCTTGATGTGAATCAGCTATAGTTTTATTTTTACTACCACGGAATCCAAATTCATTTCTTCTTACTTCTTGGACTCCTTTTCTATTTGTTTGTATGTCTACACTTTTTTGTCTATTAGATACTTGAGTTTTAACAGCTTTTGTACCTTTACCTAATAATAAAGTAGCTGCATCAAATACCATACCGATACCTATACCTTCAGCTATATTCTTGAACTTCATCCAAATAGGATGATCTGTATCTTTAGTACTTAAAGGTGTATCAATTAGACCGTAACGATCTCTGAGCATACCTAAAGCATTATGCCCATCTGATTCTTTAGATACTAAATCAGATACAGCACCAACACCAGCAGCTCTGACGAGACTACTAGTACCAGCCCATGCACCTGCTAAACCAACTCTTGCTAATGTAGCTTTTGCAGCTGGCACGATAGCAGCTGCTAATGTACCGAAATGTACTGTACCTTCTAATAATTGACCCCACCATGTTCTAGTTATGATAGGGTTATCATAGTTTTCAAATGGATCCCACTCAGGTCTATAGTAACCTTTCTCTCTTCTTTCTCTAGACATTTCCCCTGATAATGCATCTACTGTGCGTTCAGGGAAAGTAGTTATAGAAGAAGCTGTTTTTTGTACACCACCGTGGAAAGCTGATGATAGTTCTTTAGCAACAGCAGCTGTACCCCATTTTTCAGCGTTCCTTGGATCGTCCTGTTCAGATACTGCTTGCTGTTCTTCTTGTTGAAATTGTTGTTGTTGAACTTCTTCTTCTTTACGTCGATCATTAATATCAACATATAGATCAATAGGTCTTTCTAAAGCTTCTTGATCTAATTCTAAAGATTGTTCTTGTGTGTCTTCTGGTTCCATATTACCTTAGTAATTAATTTTGCATTTCTTCAATAAACCATTTTATTTGTATAGGTGGTATACTGGACCAATCTTGAGGTCCAAAAGCTTTAGATAATTCTTCAATATCTTGTGGAATTAGATTTGGTAGTGGATTAGGATCTTCTACTAATGCTCCGTATTGATTAGCTTTATTAGCTGATATTCTAGCTAGTCTTCTTTTTAATTCTGTTTGAAGTTCTTCGTCAAATGTTGTATCAAGAAAACCGTTTATCTCTTCTTCTTTAGATAATACATTCATTATATCTCTAAGATTTAAACTGTATAAACCTAATCCATCTAAACGCTTTTTCCCTGATTCTAACAATACTTCCCTCAATGACATCTCTGATAAGTTACCACTTGGTACATGATCTGAATAAGGATTAGCTGGTTTATATGCGTTAGCGTCGTCATTAACTTTTAGATGCTCATATAGGTCAGTATTATCTTTTTCTTGGATTTCAGCTCTATATGTTCTACTAGCACTAGGCCGGTAAGTAAATAATCTAGCTGTATCAAAAGGTAAATTATTATATAATTCATCTTTTAATTTTACTTGTTTTTCTAATGCTTTAAGAGCTTCAGCTTCAGATGTTTTCTTTGCTTCTTCTCTATCCTTATGGATATTCATTCTATGTAAAGCTAGATCTCTAGGAGTCATATCTTTAAACATATTATCATCAACTAGCCTATAGTACTGTGGGAATTCAGCGTAACCTTTTGACCACTTTAAAAGTTCTCCGTAAGCAACTTCTTCTCCTTCCCAGAAAGTAGGTTGATTCAATACTTCTAGTTTAACTTCTTGAGATTTACCTCTTAATCTAGGTGTAAGATCTTCTCTACCTTCAGTAATAGAAGAAGTAAGTCTTGTTTCAAAACCTTTAGGTATAGGAATTTTTTGATATTTTTCAAAATTTTTCGTAATATAGTTATAAGCATCTTTTTGAGCATCGCCTATTGATCCTCTAGATTTATTTCTTTCAAATTGTTCTATCCAATCAATTTTACCTTGTTCAACAATCCATGCCCATGTACTAGTTTTCGGAACATTTACTTGAATTTCTCCTAATTCGCCGCTTACATAATTTTCCCATGGTCCTGCGTTACTTATTGGATTGAACATAGATTTAAAAGTCAGTTTACCTGAACCTACTGTCCCAGCTGCAGATGATCCTTCCTCACCATCAGTACCTCCAATAGCTTTATCTAACTGTTTCTTCCAATACAATGGTAGACTCTTATACATTTCATCATCTAATGGTGCATTATTCTTATAATCGTCAACTAGTCTTTGTACAGTTATAGAGTGATCAGGACCATCTAATCTAGTTAAACCGTTCTGCCATTTAGCCCATATTGGATCACCGTATGGTATTGTCTTATGTCTTCCATAAGCTTTAGATAACCAGTCTTGTCTCCATTGGAATTCTTGTTCATCAGTAGGATTTGTTAATTGGAACTGTTCGAATTCTTTCTCTCCTTGTTCAATATCAGCTAAAGCATTATTTTTATTTTTTATTTCATCCTCTTGATTCTTTTTAGAAGATAATGTTATCTGCCTACCTTGTAACCAATTAGAAAATCCATTATTCAAATCTGCTATTTGCTTAGGTTTACCTGTACTTCTATCTGTTATCTTTCCAGAAAGTATTTGACTGTAAGTATCTGCAGTTACATCTCCAGTTTCTTCCAATGCTTCGAGATCATCTCGTAATTGATTATAAGCTAAACGAGTATTCTTTGTATTACCAAAGTATTCATGTTTAAATATATAATCTTCTACAGCTTTACCCGGATTTAATTTGACATCTTCTAAAAAATTATTCCGTCTATCTGCAACATAAGCAGTATTACTTTTAGCTACCCAAGCTCTTGCAGCTTGATTTGTGTAATTACTAGAAAGACCTTTAAATGTTTTTAAATATAATAATTTATTTCTACGATCTAATGCTTGGAATTCAGCTGTACCTACTCTTGCTATTAGGAATTCCCTTTCAGCTTTTTTAACAGCTTCGAATTGACCTTTTTCAGCTATTGAGGAGTAAGCTAAACCTTCACCGTAATGAGTATTAGCATCACTTGTACCTAAATCTATAGCAGTTTTCCTAGTATTGTTACGTATCTGATTGGACTCACCATATTGAGTAGATGCTCTTTGTAAGGTAGACTTAGTTACAACTTCTGCTTCAGGATCTTGAATACCGGAAGTTATCTTTTGATCAAGCAATCTTTTCTTCTCTTCCTCTTTAGTTAATGGAGTATAGTCTGGGTTATCATAGTCAAGACCGTGCATACCTGTACTATGTACACCTTTCCTATCTATTCTATCCTGTTTTAGTTGTGCTGCACTTGCTGCTTCTAAACCCTTTAATTCATCTCTAGCTTCCCCTGCTACTTTAGCTGCTTCTATATTTTGTTTTAATTTAGGTACACCAGCTATGATATCCATTAGCTGTTTCTGCTGTCTTACCCTTTCTTTTTGTCTAAATTGAGCATAGTTTAATTCATCTTGAATTAAAGTTTTCTTATCTTTTGTTAAACCATCAATAATTTTATTCTGAGCTGATACTAAAGAATCAGTATTTTGATAATTTAAAGTATTAAATTTAAAAGAATCCATTAGCCTATCACCTCCATGTCTACATCAATTTTACTATAGTCAACAGTAAGATAATTATCATGTATACCTACAGCCATAGGATCAATCTTAACGACATCTTGTGCCATAGCTCCACGATAACGGGTAGGATTATTCTTGTAATTAAATTCATATATCTTATGCCCATCAAGAGATATATCAACTTGTTCAATATTTTCTTTTAGTCTTATATCAGAAGCGGATAAAGCAGCAATAGTAGTTGCAGTTTGTAATCCGAACTGAGCTGCATTCATTAATTGACCTACTGTATCTCTAGGAGGCATCATGACTGGATCACCAAACTGTGGTAACATACCTAATTTAGCTCTATTCTTAGCTACTTGAGAATCTCTTCTAAGGAACGCACCTCTTTGTGCTTGTGCTACTCCTTGTGTTTCGAAGTTATAAATTTTCTGTTCTACTTCAGCTCTCTTAGATAATAAAGCTATTGCTTGATTTCTTCCAGCAGTTGCAGAGCTTCCACCTTCATCTACGAAACCTTCCATCGCTTGTTTTCTAGCAATACCTTCGTATTGACTGAAAGCTGCTCCTCTTGTTTTAGATAATGCTTGTTGTATATCACTCATATCTCTACTATAACCAGTAGCGATTTGCTCTTTACCTTTTACATAATCTGTTTCTTTATTCCAGTATTTTAATGAATTCCCCCTGAATTCGTACTCTTTTTGTTTTTGTCTAGCACGGGCTTGTTCTCTAGCCCCAGCATTAGGATCTGCACACACGGCAAAACTCGATAAAGGATAATTGGTTAGGACCATACTTGAGTTCTCTCAAGAATTTGAATCCTAAAAATTTGAGTAGTTTAAGGTGAACTGTATTCCGTCTATCTGCAACATTCCAAAGTAAAGGTTCTGTTCTACTCTC